CATCAATCATTCTATTCATTTGTTGAATTCCAGCCATATTTGCAGCAATAACATTAGGATTGCCGCGTGATCCGGGTATCGCTGAAAAGAATAGAGTTAACTTATTTGAAGCCCATTCTGTTGCCGGGGCTAACAATGATTTTATACTTACAGCTAATTTTCCAACTGCTGTTTTTGCATTCTCCCATGAAGCTGCGCTGCGCTCTATTTTGTCCGTATTACTATCAATGTTCTCTCCCATTTCGATTAACTTCTCATTGATCATAACAAACGCCCTATCGGCTACAGATTGAACACTCATTAATTCAGGAGGTATGTCCCCGAACGCTTTGTTAACGTCAATAACTGATAATCCTAATTCACGAAATGCGCGTGATGACTTATTCCCAATACCGTTAATAATTCCCTGTATGGCTTGTTCTGTTGTAGTTCCAAGCGCACTGGCTTGCCTTTCAGCATATTCAAAATACGTACCTAATTGCCTCATTGATATACCAAGACTATCCGCCCTTATAGCCGACTTCATTAGCACGGTATCGCTAACGGTCCCGCTTACAGCATCCCTTAATCTACTCAAAAGAGTGGCGTCTCCAAGCCTTTTAAATGCTGATTCTATTTCATCAACCCCTTTCGCAAGTGTGACACATTCCCCAATGAATGATGATATTGCACCTACAGCAAATGCAGTAGCAATCATTCCACCAACCCTATTTACTTGCTGTCCGAACCCTGATAAAGTTTGTTCGGCCTCACGGGTTCCCTGTTTCAGCTTGTCCGTTTTGGCCCCGAACACTACCCACATTTCTGTCAAGAAACCCATTTCTGTACTCCAAATTTAGTTGCCAAATCTAAAATATCTTGCTTTGTCCTTGTCCTTACATGGTCCCAATCCCCCGGTAATTCAATGATTGACTTTGCATCTTGTCCAGTTATTGCACTCAGTAGCGTTCTTAATTTCCGCATGTCCTCGACCCGTTCACGTTGGTACGCCGTACACCTTCGCATGTAATTACCCCAAGTTAACCGACTGAACTCTTCCAAACCTAACTGTAACTCTCCCAGGGCAAAATCCAGGATTTCTTCAGGGGTTACTTTTTTTTTTCGTCGTCAAGCGATGCCCCGGAAATATCTTTAATCGGCTTACCTCCTATTTGACTATCCAACATCGTTTGCACTAGTCGCTCATAGTCCTTTTTAGGCATAGCATCGAGCCATGACTGCACGTCCGCCTCTGTATACCTCCACGGATTACCATGCTTTTCCCCGTCGCCGTGAAACCAGTTATACGCTTTCCCTGCCATTGTTATAGCGATCAACATAAACCGATCCCCTGCAAGGTTGTTAAACTCATTCAGTGCCAACTGTGTGTAGTCCGACATTAAGAGCCACGAACCCATGCAAAACCAAAATCCCTGCGGTTGCCACTTTCGCAGCATCCCACCTTTTGGGACGTTAACCGTTACAATACCGTCGGTCATACGGTGCCGAAGGTAACCGGACCAGTGACCTGAAGGGTACAGGAATAGGTTTCAGCCTCTCCCTTTGCTCCGCTACGGGAAACTTTTGATATGTACGCTTCGCCCAAAACGGTTTCAGCACCGGATGCAGTGCCTCCATATATCCAGTTTACCAGGGTCCGGTCCTGCTGTGCGTTCTGAAGGTCACGAACCGAGTAAAGTGAGGTTGCCTCATCCACCTTACCGTCAAACTGAACCGTCACACCGTCCTCACCGGGCAAATACTCTTTTGAGTGGCCCGTGCTTTGATCGGTGGTACAATCAATCATATCAGTGGTAAAGTCGATTGACTTCGACACGGTCCCATCTACGACGGTGGTTCCGATCTGCACCAAGATGTCATACGCTTTATTCTTCATTTTGCTGTAGTTTAAATATGATCCTTATCAATTTTCTTTTTATGCTTTCAGTGGCTGATGTCTCGTCAAAATGGTTAATGCTCTCCAACATTGGCAATGTCATTACCCTATACCCTTCAATCGTTGGCGGATCATTTATAACCCGCTGTGTTATTGTTGTGGCTATAGTGTTGGCCGGTGTCCAGTCCCTTGCCTTGGTAATTACATCTAGAGTTACCGCACAGTCAGCCTCAAACCACGTATCTGACCCGTCCTCGTTAACCAGTACATCCCGAAGTAGTACCAAGTCGTACCCCGTTGCGTTATGGGTTTTAACTGGATAATCCGTGCCATTGTATGACAAGTATCCGTCTAGTTTACCAATTATAGCCAGCATCAGGTTATGTGTCGGGTCTTTCATTTGCTTGTAAAAATGATCTTTATGCGGTTCAGTAATCTTTGACGGTTCCGAAAGAACGCAGGGAACAAAAACGGCCTGGCTGGTAGGTTAACTTTACGCAGTCCTTTACCTTTGAACTGCATTGCATAACTCTCCAACCCCTCCGGTACATCTACCATTGTTCCTGTTCCGAACTCCACGTAAGGTCCGTATTCTTTACTTGTTCCACTTCGAGTAATGAACCGCGCTTTGTTAAAAATACTCTTTATGTCATTTCTCAAAAAGTTACGCGGCGTTTGTGGTGCTGCACCCTGCGCGTCCTTTGTAGTATCATTCGCAGCGTCAACCATTACTTCCCATACGCGGTCCTGTTTATCCTTACTCCACTTACTCACATCCCTGATCGCTTTTTTCAGGTCACTATCTAGCACCTGGACGCTGATCATGTTGCGGCCTCCTCACTATATGCCACTACTTCAATGAACTGTTGTTTTGATTTATGTGCCACACTGTGTATTTTTAAATCCTTTATACCCCAAACAATCCGGCATAACGGCGTTGGTTCCGCTATCCTGGACCGCATCAAAATGATGTACGGTACACGTTCCAAAATCCTTAAATACTCAATAGCCCGTATCCCCCTAGCTGTTTCAACTGTTGCCCACGTGGTGTATTCATCCCAGTCGGTTATCTCTTGCCCGTTTAACTCCGTGTCCTCAATGACCGGAGTTTTTACAGTTATCCGATCCCTTAAAGTTCCGACCATATCCGATAATTATAACAAGCCCCACGAATGTCAGCAGGAAGTGAACCGACGTTTTCCCGGTTCAGATACCAGTTAGCTACGGTGCGAGAAATAGTGATTTTAAGCTCTTCCGGTATTGTTTCGCAGTCTTCTGAACCATACCCGCAAATGTACTCAACCCTGTACAGCGTATTGGATTCGTCGGTAAGGGCCACAAAAGTAGAGGATATTTTAATCCGCTTTGCTTGATTACCAACTACGTAATAGTCAACATTCAACGTATAGCTCGTCTCCGTTCCGTCTTCACTGATAGCCTTTACGCTTGTAACGGATGAAATAGGCGCAAAAGGAAGCGTAAAATAATCCCCGTCCATGTCGTCCGCGTCAAAATCCACGACATAGGTTTTCTCCACTAAAGCCCGCTGGCAGAAGTTTTCCACCGCTTGCCTGGCTGCCTTAGTCAACGATGCAATTAAATCGGTTTCCGCCGTGTTTTCGTCGTCAAACTTCACATAATTAGCGACAAACACAGCATCAACCGGTTCAGTCGAACTATCCGTTTTTAGTTTTACGTCCACGGGGTTTGAGTTCTTTGGTTTGTTTTGGCTCCTTGTTCTCCTTTTCGGTGTACGGTTCAGCGATACCTTTTTCAAGCAACGGGGCAAGTATATGCTCCGTAGCTTCGATTACTGTTCCCTTCATTCCGCCTTTAATTACTAATGCTTTCATGGTTTATAGTATAAGGGGCGGCAGCGAACCACCGCCCCGGATTACTTAATACGCCTGCCAAACACTGAAACGGTTATACAGCACTTTCCACTTCCCGGTAGTACTCAGGGTTGTGTAGGTGCGCAACTGTTTCCATATTTGCATTTTACCGGTGTTCCACGGATTGCTGATGGTAAATTTCACCGTAGCATCGGCAGTAGCGGTAAGGGTGTCAAGCGCGGTCCAGTGCGAACCGTCCAAGGATCCCTGAAGCACAACGGATGCAGTCGCCGAACCGGACATCTCATCCAAGTCAGTTTCAACGTGCATGTAGTACGGACCACGAAGCGACACGGCTACGGGAACACTGCAATTAGTACCGCTGATAACGGTATCGGCAGCAGTTCCGTCAACCTGAGCATAATTCGAGATTACTTTTCTTTGTCCAAAGCTGGCAACTGCAATTAGTACCAGCGAAACGAGCATTACAAACTTTTTCATTTTCGTATTTCAATTTTAAAGTTAGACAGAAATTGCAGCACGTCCGGCATCGAAGGTTCCGTACACGAAGGCATAGCTATCAATCGTTGCTTTAACAACGAAGGCAAGCCGCTGAACGGCAAGGAAGGTGACAAGGTTCTTCAGTGCGTCGTCTTCGTTCTGCTCAAACATACGGATTTCGAGGTCCTTCCGCAGATAAGCCTTTGCGCGGGTGAAGTCGCCAACCAGAAACGTACCGGCAGTGATGAAATTGCTTTCATAGATCGGAACGCCTGCAATTGACCGGCCATTCACAACGAACGGAGGCATCACATAATGAACATCCGTGCCAGCTTTCTTCAGTTCCATATTCACAGCGTCGGCAGGGTTCACAATGATCCCGTTTGCCATGAACCCGGTACGGATCGTATTCGAGGTATACCCCAGGGCAACCTGAAGCAGAGCGGTACGGAGAACGTCGAAGTTATTAGCCTCGTCCACAGCGTCAACGCCGGAAGGTTTTGCAAAAGCCTTTGCAATAGGTGCGGTTCCGTTGATAAGTCCCAGCAGTTCATTGGAAGCGGACAGGCCCGAAAGCATCTGCCGTTCACGTTCTGCGGGGATATGGAAGTCCATCATTTCCATGATCTCACTCCGAATAAATTCGGCATCGTCGAGCTTGTTACGGCTGACTTTGATATATTCGGCAATGTCTCTCACAGAATGATTGGTCACGGTCCAACCTGCATACGATACACCGGCCTTTGCAATTTCAGTCCGTGCAGCAGCCCCGGAAGTTTCGGAGGTACGTTCAACTACGGATACCAGGTCGCTCATCGTTGTGGCTTTGGAAACCAATGCCCACAAAGGCAGATTCCTACGAGGCTGAACGCCTACAATAGGGTCGCGGTATGACTGAATCAGCGGTTCAGCGGTCTGCGTGAAGCTGTTCGAGGTAGTGATCTCGTTAGCCTTTACAGTGCCACGGAACGGGTCTTTGCTCTTTACAGCACCCTGGAAAGCGTCCGATTTGATAAGGTCGTCAACCTGTTCGGCAATGCTCTTTTCGGGTTGGCCCCGGCGTTCGCGGATTTCTTTGATAGCTACTTCGATGCCGTCCACCTGTTTCTGCATCTTTTCGGCGTACTCTTTATCAGCGGCCTTGCCGATAAGCCCTTTGAGTTCGTCAACCTGTGCGGTCAACTTGTCTGCATCCACCTTTTTATCAATGTCCTTTTGCAGTTTTTCAACTGAGGTATTGATATTGTCGGTAAGCTGCTTCAATTCTTTTTCATCCATTTTTTGCTAATTTTAAGTTTTTGAGTAAATAACTTACGGCATCTGACTTTTCAGGCCATACCGGCTTACCGCATTTAGGACATTTTACATATCCCATGCCTGCCTCCGGTACGGATAGATAGTCAAATTCATAACCGCATGATTTGCAAGTTATCGGCTCGGTTCCTGTGGACTTCGGCTGCAAAGCAGTGAACCCCGGCAATTTTTCGAGTGATTTTATCAGTAGGTCGGGTTGTAACTTCCCGGATTTTATGGCTTCTTCAAGTTCTTTGAGTAGATCGGATTCGGATTTAACGCTGATAACAGGGGTAACGCTATTTGCCCCCCATGCAGTCAGCGAGCTTGCCTCCCATAGCTTGTATTCCTGAATGATCTGCGCATCCTGCTGCCTGTCCCTGTAAGCCTTTACAATGTCGTACCGGAAGGAATGTTCTGTGATCGCTCCAGCCTTGTACATTTCGTATACATCTTTACCCAGGGCGGTTGCAAGCATTAATTTAGACCGCATCCACGCTCCCTTTTCATCCTCTCCCATTTCAATAGGTACGCCCGGAACTTGATCTGTTCTATGGTTCAAGACGTGTTTAATCCGCGCCTTATTGTCGTTCATTGTTTTCACGAACGCCCCACGCATGGTTATATCCCCGTCGCTGTCCTTATTCCCGAACGCGGCAAAGTAGAACGTGACGATTCCCTTTTCGTCAATGTCCTTTATGTCTTGTATAAGGCTTTTTATCATTACATTACCCTTTCATAATACATTCCACATCTGCAATTTATGACATTCCCGGCACTGGCTCCGTGTGAACTATCCCCCGGATGCATCAGCATTTCACCACCTACGTTAAACATTGCATCAGTCGGGACCTTTTGCCCTTCTGCTGCAAGGTGCGCCGGTCGACTGTCAGCCCCTCCGGCCCTCCACACTTTACGCATGGGTACGCCTGCATTCTTTGCCGCTGCCAATGACCCATAGTTCACCGCTGCCGTTGTTTCAGTCTGTGCTATCATTATACTTCTATAACGGGCAATCTCCCCGTATTGTTTAGATAACTCACTACGAAGATAACGGGCAATCTTATCGCGTCCCCAACCTTCGGCCATTCCAGTGCTGGTTGCATCCCGGACAATACCCAGGATGAGCTTTTCGGTTTCCTGATTCATCCAAGTAATTTTCATCCCGGCTACTTGCTCGGCGTACTGTAACATCTGCGCTTCGAGTAAGTCCTCCCAAAGGTCTTTCTTTCCTATCCCTACCGTAGCGTGTCCCATACGCTGCCCTTGAATCCAAACGGTACGCAGCGCGTCGGTAAGTGGTTCAGGTTTGAGAAGTATACGGATATACCCCTGTATGTTTTCCCAGTCGGTACATGCATCCAACACGGGGCGGACTTGTTTAATAAGTGCTGCCCGAAGTACGCGGGTAGCCTTGTTCACTTGACGGTCAACCTTGGTAATCATTGCCGCCTCCTCTCTGTTGTAACTGTTGTAATGCAATATCCGGGTTTTGCTGGTCCTCGCTCAACATATCTTCAAGCTCCATACCCAACGCGTCAACCGGTTCAAATCCTAACGCGACACGGAACTCATTGCGGGATATGGCACGTTTATCCACTCCCAAAGCGTATATTTTAGCCTGTTCGAGCTTGTCATCCTGTAGTTCGGGAATCTCTTTCAGGTTTGGCTTGAACGTGTACCCCTTAGCCTTGTAAATTTCATTTAACCCCTGGCAGAATACGGTAAGGTCAGGAATGATCCGGTTAGTGTATATCGTTCGGGTGGCTGTGCGTAGGTTGTTATACGTGCTGCTTGCCTGATCGTTAAACAGTGTAGAAGGTAATCCCCAAAGGTTGCATAATGTACGTAGCCCGTGAACACTGCTGTTTATTACGTCCATATCCTTCAGCGTTGAGAACCCTAGTTGAATCCAGTTATAATCACCAACAGCGAATACAGGAAGTCCTGCTTTATCGGAACTGGCATGTTTGGCTTTCCATGCCCTTGTCAATGTATCCTCATGCTGCCGGGCCATACTTATATCTGTCAGGCTTTTATTTGTCAGTACACCCGGAGGCATACCACGTTCAAAGGATTTTGATAGGATATTGTACCCGTTGTTTTGTGCATTGATAATGTTAACGGCTACTTTGATCGGTGACATACCCCTGAAGTTTGCACCATCCTGATAATCCCAATTTGGAAATAACCGGGTATGCCAAACATCTTCCGGCGAAATACTTCGCCGTTCACTGGCAATGTCAAACTTGTACCCTTGTATTGGTTTTGCCCACCCGCCGGATTCAATTTCTGTATGGTGTGACGGCATGATTTCCCATAACGCAGGGGTCCCGGCATTATTTCCGTTTTGCAGCTTCGGGGTGTAAATGATCGATTCACCAGACAATACCCCGAACATTTCCCATGCCTGCATAAATTCAAACCACGAACGGTTATTTGGCACGACGGGGTTAGGTACTTCTTTCCCGCCTTGTGTTACGATAATCGGAACTTGCGCAAATAAAGATATGATTTTCTGAGTGATAGAAAATACATCGGCATTGTTTCCATAACCGTACTCCATGTATTTTTGTAGGGAAGAATCTCTCCGAAGCAATGTACCAGGTGAAAGATACCCTAGTATAGCCTCATATACTGCATTGTCTACAACGATTTCCCGTACTTGCTGCGCTTTTTGAGTAAGACGCGTGAATAATCCCATTGCAATGAATTATACATATAAGACGGGGAAAACTTAAAAATGTTTAACCGGCATAAATAATTCCTTGCTTTTTTGGGCCCAGGAAGTGAGTAACACCCCAAACAAGTGCATCCATTCTATCCGGCGACTTCTTGTCTTCCGGTTGCCATGTAGTCATTTGGAACTCCAATTCAGAAAATACACGGGAATGATAAACCATATTTTGTTCGTAGTAAGCAAATACAGGTTCAGCCCTTGTAAACTTACCAACTGAGGCATGGACCATTTCAACCAATATAGCCTGGCTGACCGTGTGAATAGTATTAGCCACCATTTCACCGCCCTGGTTCGCTTCAACGACTATACACGCGGCCCGGTAACGTTCATGCGCGGATACAGCCCGTCCCGCCCATGTTGCCGGGGTATACCTTCCAGACAGGTCGTCCAGTACGTACAGATACCCGTCTATGCCCTTACCTATGACAATAATGCCCGTCTCATCACTGTCTTTGTTACTTGTTATGGCTGGGTCAATAGCCACTATAACCCGAACCATTTCCGGCGCGTCTTTGTACTGTATGTGTCTGCGTTTCCAAAGTGCGCGCCCTGCATCGTCTGACCAGTGGCCTAAAAACAGGTGGTTGTACTTTGCGATATTAGTTTCCTTCGTGCGTTCAGCGGTGGCAATAAATGATTCATGCAACAAAGTAGGATGATCCGTGTATGTGCTGAAAATGTAGGTAGTGTCACCGGCCCGGCCATTGAAATCAAATGGTATTTTACGGGACTTGAAAAACCGGTTATATATCCAGTGGTTCTGTGTTGCCGGGTTCATAATGATCATTACCCGGTTATCCTTACCCCGCTGCCTGACTGATAGGTCGATTGTGTCAAAGTCGTTTTCATCGTCCAATTCTTCGGCCTCATCCAGCACGAACGTTGTCAATCCTTCAATAGACTTTAGGTTTGCCGTCTGGTTCCCGCTTGTCGTATGTATACCCCTGAATATAACTTTAGACCCGGTGACAAGGTTTACGACCGCATCCTTTGTAATGTTGAAACAGTTTGGCTTTATGTACCCGTTATCCTCTTGCAGTTTGATCTTACCCACAAATTCAGGGATGACCGATATGTGCGCAGTCATCATGGTATACCGGGAAAGTAGTATTGTATGGCCCGGTTCTTTCGTTATGTCTACAAGGAATAAACCAGCCGTGTATGACTTGAATGATCCACGGCCACCGGTTATAATTGTGTACCTCGTTGGGTTGCGTTCCCAAAGCGGCCTAAATTTACCGGGGACTTGGATCTGTTGGCTCGTCTGGGATGAATGCATAAGGTTTAACGGCGAATGGTTGGCCTCCGGTGGTGTGGTCGTATTCTTTCTTTTCAACTAAACCTAATTCACGGGCTATAATATTCGGGTTTAATAACTCCGCGGCGGCCCCTGTAAACTTGTAATCCCTGATAATGTTTTCTATACGTGTAACGATGTCATTAAAGTCATTTTGTCTTTTGTATTCTTCAAACGTCTGCAATGCTATGTCTGCAAAGATACAGAACCCGGTTATTGTCATAGCCCTCATCTTTTTTACTGGCTCATGTCCAGCTACACCCTGATAAGTGTGTACATAATCCTCAGTCAATGGATTATCTTCAACCCATTCAAAATATTGTACTGCCTCATCCCATAAACCTTCTGGTGTATATTTATGATCCCTTCCGTGTTTATTACGAAAGGTCCAGTATTTATTACCTATCATGTCTGGCCGTTTTCCCTTCGGTGCTGGCATCACAAACTATGTTTTATAATCTTCCTTGCAATATGCAATTCACTTTTCACTGTTCCAAGTGGCTTCCTGGTATACTTAGCCATCTCTACGTAAGTACACCCCATTGCTACCATCCAAATTAAACGGCGTAGGTGTCGGGGTAACGCCCGTACTTTATTACGTAGGTCTCTATCTATTAACGGGGTTGTGGTGGGGTTTGTTCTTTGCGGTGTAATGTTTTTTTCTTTCCGTAGCCTGTCAATATAGGCAGATCGGCACGTACAATAGATATACCCTTTGATATTTGACGGGGCCGGATTGACGGATAAGAGTTTCAGGTTAACGTCCTGTATTATGTCGGCATGGTTAGGGTATGCCAAACGGCGGCATGTATGTGAAATGAAATCGGTGTACGGGGTTGGATCCATGTAGCAAAGATAATAATTATCCCTCAACCTCTCCCAATTCAATCCCGTTCTGCTTACAAAGGTTATCAATTGCCTCGATAATGGTTGAGTAGGCAATTGATGTTGCAGTGTATACTGCACGTTCATGCTCGTAATTCACACTTAAGTTTACGCTCCGTTCTGCCACCTGATCCAACTTCACCGCCAATTCGCGGACCGTCTTTAATATTCCTGTTGTGTTCATGGTTTTTGGTTTACTGGTTATACGTTGGTTGCGGGTGGAAGGTTACGGGTTAATGGTTAGTTCTTCGCCACAAAGCGCGTAGAAAAGATTCTGTAGCTGGTGTACATACTCAATCTGAATTGAGTGGACAAGGCCAATGCTAGTACAAAGATAAAACCTATCAACGGCATAATGGCCAATGCTGATATGTAATTCTTTCAACTTATCATTCCACCATGTTATCAGGTCTGTTTGAAACCCAAACTTAACCAGCCATTCTTCGGTTAAGGGGATTGGGTTAAGCATAATTTTACCATTCTCATAATTAACTATATCAATTGCTGATACAGCATGTTTAAGCTCCCTAATGTTTATTGGTAGTTTTGGTGTTGAAAATACAGTATAATTCCCGATCCTCAGTTCATTTGCTTTCATATTCTTATCCCGGTTAAATCACCTGCCAAACCTTATGGTAGTATGTGACTGCGTAATAGTTTGGCGTTCCGATTTCTCAGAAACATGTAACTTAATCGCCAACTCTAATTCGTCTTTTTCGGATTCAGTTAATTTTTGTCCGATACGTTCATTCAATAATTCCCTTAGTGATTTGTACATGGCGTTTGTTTTTAGTTAATTAAGCATATTTCCATTTATAGCCACCGGCAAAATATCCTGTATCAGCCGATCTGCGAATATTACTTTCTCTTTTTATCCCTACATCTCGCGCGGCTTCTGCGATAGATGGGTATTTTTGCAATTCATCACCTTTCACGTTCATTCGTATAACTGGTATCATCCTATGTTTGTTGGTTCGGGAGAATGCGTCTTTAATATTTTCGTCTACTCCTATACCGCGTCCGCAATTCACAGCAAGCCTAATCAAATCTTCAACTTCCCGTATATTCAGCACACCGTTGCCCTGCATACATTTCCCGATTCGGTCCATTATGTACACGGATGTTTGTGTAATTATGTTTTCAATGTGCTGATCTGAAGTCATTTGTCAAAAATATAAAGTGCAACCCAAACAGCAACCGCACCGGGTACGTACAGCCAATACATACCGGACGTGTGCGCGTTGTAAAAGATAAGCCCAGCAAATGCCAGTATCACAGTAGACACCAGCGCGGGGACCATTGCCCTTGTGCGCCAAAATATGTACAGCAATACGCCTTTTACGGTCAGGATCGCTGCACGGCGGGTGCGGGTTAGTAAGATGAGGGTGGAACGGGTCATTGCTAACACCCTTTTAATGCTTTCCGAACCATACGTTTCTTTTCACGGGCAGCTAGCTTTTCCGCTTTCACGGCTTCCTTGTGTTTTTTCAGTGCGGCTTTAGCCTGTTCGCGTTCCGCTTTTGCTACTTCGCACACGGTTTCACGGGAGGCGTATTTATTCGTAATCTCACCGTAATTATCGGAATAATTTACCGTAGTTATAACCACAAATGTATCGACAGGTCGCGTCCTTATCGTGGAAATGGTGTATCCCGAATCATTTTCAGACACCATAGGATTGCCGTATACATCTTCTAATGTGTATACGTAATGGCATTTTACAGTGTCTACAGGAATGTCAACAGGGCCGTAGTTCACATCCTGGGTGATCGGAATAATATTACACTCATCAATAATTACGAATATGACCCATGCGAACAATGACGCACATATGGCCATTAAAATAATTTTTAATACTTTCATGATTTTGGTTTGTTAATGGTTATTTATACCCCGGATCATTATCCAGGTATTCATTGTGTCCGGCGTTATTCATCATGCCACGTATTACAAGGACTACAGTGCAGACAATGAGAAACACGGCAAGGAGGGTCCAAAACATCGGCGTGTCGGATGCTATGGTTTGATATGTAGTTGTATCTGGCATGGTTACTTGGATAGGTTTCGGTTAAATTCAATACCAACAAGTGGGTCATTCAATACCCTGATTTGGTTTTCCATAACGACAATGACATTCAATATAGCCTTTTCTGTTTTTCGCTCGATTACTACCTGTCGATATGTTCCGTCTGTAAATTTTACAAGTATGGCCATAATATCAATCCCCGGTTTTTCGGGTGTTCCAGGTACAAGCGGATTGTTTGTTTCACCCGCTAACGGTGTTGCCGATGACTTATATTTTCGTCTCATAACAATACTTTAAATCGAAACCCGGCAACCGTCTCGCAGAACAGTCAACCGGGTCTCTGTGGTTGTTACACCAGTTTCTTCAGTGCCTGCGAGAACACAAACCAAATGTACGAAATTAGTTTTCATTTGTCAAGTGATTTCTGATATTTTTTCACTTCATTACACTTGACCTGCCTAACCCGTTCCCGCCTTACCGGATAACAATTCACCCGTGGGCGGACCATGAGCCCGAAACAGCTTTCCCAATTCACGGGATCGGTCAGGGCCATGACGGTTACCCGGCCTGAAGTTAGCATTATACCCATTTCAATGCTTACCTGGTGTACGCGGTCCAGCTCTAGGCCGGGACGGACCTGGTGAAATCCTTGCAAGTTTACACCCGCCAACCACGTTGCCCGTGTCGTACCGTGTGGATGCCGGTCAGGTATAGCAAGTCCTGCGCCTATTTTAGCGTTAAGGGCGTAACCTTTGACAGTCCCGGCCCACATGTGACCGTATACCGGGGCGTGAGCGTAGAATACACCGGGGCGAAGGAACGAGGGTTCCAGGGTCGGGATTACTTGTGCCGTTACCGTCTGGCACAGCAGCAGGATGAGAGGGATGAGGCGGGTCATTTTGTTGTATTTTAAAATTTTGGTTTACTTAATTCGTGTTCGATTTGATTAAATTTTCTACCCCACTTGAAAAGTATGGTATATGCCGCTTCAAGAAAAAATAATCTATCAATCTCAATATATTTTGGGCGTTTTACAATTTGTAAGGCTGAAACATTCGGCTCCAAGATACCCCAATAATCGGGGAGTTGTGAAAGGTCATACGCTTCTTTAAAGCCTTTAGGTATAACTAAAAAATGAAAGTTAGCATAAGGTTTTTCCTTATATTCACCCGATCCATTAAATGAATTTTTGTAATCAGAATATGATACTTTAGATTCAAATACGAACATTAAGTCCTGAATGCCTTCATCATATACGTCATGCCTTTCTTTTAATTGAAACAACCTTTCGTATTGCATCTGTAAGCTACAAAACCCAACGGCATCCGGTCTCATTCCATTGTGAAGTGTATGCTCATCTCTCCATACTAATCCACGTGCCGTACACATTTTATTTAGAAAATAGAATGTCTGTTGCGATAGCCATTCATGCAATGCCGTTTGATTCCTGTATTGTATTCCACGTACTCCCATCTTTTCAGTTATTTGGTTGTTAGTTGTTTGATCCAGCGTTCACAATATCCCGCAACAACTGGCATAATTCAATCATTGCGTTATTCAATTCCCTGACCTGTTCATCGTCGTAATTGCCCATATTTAGTTCGGGTGCGTTGTAAGCTATCTCAAGAGCTTGAATTATCTTGCCCGTAGGCCAATCCTTTTCAACGGTGGGAATTGGTTCGGAGTTTACTATTTCCAACCAAGCCGTTTCAATATTTCGTTGATTATCCTGCGTAAATGGTTTTTGGCCGAACATTCGCTGTATGCATTCAGCCCTTAAACTCGCAACGTACTTTTCCGCTGCCTCACATCGCTTTTGCCAGTACTGTTCTGGTGTCATTTTGTTTCCTCCTTTTCTTGTTCGATTAAGGCATCGGCTATCTCAAACGCTATTACGGCAATATGTTCAGGGTCGCTTTTCGTCTCTGGGAAAAAAGCAAGTTTTGCAGCTATCTGTACTGCCGCATAAAATCGCTTAGACATTCCGGGAATTACGTCTATACTCCCATCCTGATTGATGTAGTTCGTTGGGAAAGCTGGTTCATTCATAGTTGTTCCTCCTTTTTTACCTCCGTGGGGGAGGGGGTTGGTCCGACGAAAGGTCTCCAATGCGTATAATCATATTTCAATTCGTATGCCCAGAAATGTTTAAATACATACCACTCATAAATGTTACTTCTTAAGCACTTACCCTTAACCATTTTAACAAATTCACATTCCATATCATCAAGTTCCGGCAGCCTATCCTCCACACTGATCCACTCCCTCTCCCGCCTCAGTTCATCCACCTCCTTTTGAAGGGCGGACGTGGCGGCGGTGACTTGCTGGTAAATGACAAACTCCATGAAGTCACGAGAAGAAATCCCGAATCTATTAATCATTCGGCCAGGATTTTTCCACTGATCGTATTCGTGGTAAATCTCCTCATGCTCATAAGCCGTTAGCCCACGAAAAATATTATGGTTTGGCACGAACCAGTCTTTGTCAGGTAGCTTTTTTAATAATGTCGTGAGAATAATTTCACGCATTTCTTCCGCTGTCTTTTTCATGGGTTATTTTATTTTACGCTTATTTTCTGAAACAATATTTAAGGATGTATTGCATTTTCTACAAAATTTCACATACTCCCATTTAGCTCCGGCATGATCGCATTCCGTCGGCATCTTCGGTGCGGGTTCATCCTTTTCAAGTTCGGCGCGGAGACGGGTGTATTCGGCCATGTTTTCTTTCCAAACACGTATACCTGTTGGATGCGCTGATCCATGCATACTGTTGATTATGATCTTGTGAGCCAATTCAAGCAGTTGTTTTTCTTTGGGGGTCATAGCCTTACGATTTTATCCGTTTCAATAATTTCAGTCATTGTCATAATACCGGATCCTCCGCATTGTCTACATATTTCTGTGGCACAATCACTCGTCATATATGGGCCGGTTGATATATAGAATCCGCCAGCAACTATTTTATGCCCTTCACAAATTGGGCACTTTACAGGAATTAATCTTTGTGTTTTCATTTTATCGGTTTAATAAATTCATTATTTACACTATCCGCAACTCCCTGATATATCAGCAATGGATGAGTAAGCCTTCCCCATGCAGCATATGCCAGTTGTACGCTTATCTTAACCCTGTTTGCCTCAAATATCGCCCTCGCTGCCTTACACGTATCCACAAATACAAAGTACAAGTTAGGTGTGTCCCCGGTTATCTTATCCCATTCGTACATCTTAAACCAGCCAGCTTTTACCCTTGGGAAGTACACCGTTTCCCCATGTACCAGCGTGTCGATTCCGAAAGTATCCGTTTCGTTCATCACAGCGACAATGATTTCCATAAAAGCGTTATCGGTCACCCAAAAGTCACACGTGCCGTTTTTTCTGCAATCTAAGACCGTATCGACCGGTTGGACGTGTATAGTGTCAACCGGGGGTAAGATAGCCTCAGGCTGTGTAGATATACGCTCACAGGATAGGAAGAATAGGAGGAGGATGGGGAGAAGTTTCATTTGGTGGCTTTTTGGATTACCGAATCAATTCTGCTCAATACCGAATTACCCGTACCTGTTTCGCCAAATTTACCATGTAGGTATTCTATTTGCAGTTTAGCTTCCTCTAACATTTCGAGTAGATCAGGGGCGGCGGAAATTAGATGCGCTGTATGTTCTTCCTCAATACCGCCAGACATATCTGTTAGAACGTACACAGAACAAATACTTAACGGGCCGCTGATAGCATCAATATCTATCATTATTGCCCCATATTCATTTTTCTTGCGTGTTCTGTCGGATATTGTCCACGGTCCCGGTGTGTGTGTTGTTTTCATCTGGTTGGTTTTATAGTACGAATTTCGTCAAACCGTTTTACCCTTGCAAGTCACTCGTCAAAGATTTACGGCGGTTGGTCAAAATTGACCGATCACAATAATCCATTATCCTGGTACAGTATTTTACGGCACGACGGTGGATTGCAGCCTGATCCGCTTGGAGGATCGGGGGGATAGTGAGTTGGTTACCGTCAATCGGTGGCGGAATCGTAGCGCGAATGATTGGGTTTTTCATGGTTAAAATGGTGCTTGTTCATTTTTAACTGGTACGCTGTCCAAAACATACGGAAGCCCGTGCGTGTCAACTCCAAACCATAAATCCTTAGTTTCCATATTCCTGGTAAATTCACTTTTTACAAGACTATTTTGGCCGTCTTTTTTAACACTCAGAACGGTTTCCGACTTGTTTACTATCTCAGTACCTATATGTCCACGGGCGTTGTCGTCCGCTTTATTTTGGTGTAACACACTGCAAATATGGCAATGATATTCATACGACCAATTCATTAATTTACCCACTACATCGGTGGCCTGATTCGCGTCGTTTATGTCAGTCACAAGGTCCCTCACGCCGTCGATAAAAACCACTTTAGGCTTGTTCATTTCTATGTACGCCTGTATCTGTGTCAACCGTTCAATAGTTGTCAAAGGGCGTAAACCGAAAACCTTTAACCTTTCAGGCCACATACCAAGCATCGCATTTATACGCTTTGTGAGTAGATACACGTAATACTTACCCTGTTCAGTGTCGAATAAAACCATTTCATCGTTAGGACCAAGCTGCGACCGTATGCCGGGTATTTTGTCACCAATCAATGCAGCCGTTATCAATGTGATAAAAAACGTTTTACGACTCTTTGCCTTGCCTATAAAGGTTGAAATGTTACCAGCAGTAAATACTTCAGTCCACTTATTATACCCGTCACCGACAAAGTAAAGTAATACCTGATCGCGTTCGATATTGTCGGACGGACGAACCTCAAGGCGGGATAATATTTCAGTGACCGTTGGCATAGTTTACCAGTTCCTGTAATGTGGTTATTTTCTTTCCTTCTTGTTCAGCCAAATCCAATAGTGTGGCAATAGCATATATGTTCCGGTGATTGATCTTATCTTTAGCATCAAAAAGAAAACCAACAGCCCTATCGAATTTTTCAACTCCCAATATTTGCATCGCTACAAGCTTGTCCGTGTTGCCCGTAATTACAAGTAACTTTGCAAATAGATCGGTTCTATCTTCGTTAAACGCAACCTTACCGGCCAACATTTCGATTTCCATTTCATTGTCAAACATAGCCTGATCAATTACCTTTATCCATTCAGCAATAACCCCGGCGGTATATGCAGCGTTCCTGTCTGGATGCCCTTTCAGGTGTTCAATGTTTTTAAGTAGTGGGGCTGTGTTCATCGCTTCTTTCTGAATTTATTATCCCGAATATCGCGAAGCATAAAACCAATAGATGTGGCCTCCCAGTTTGGTCTCATTGGCATTTTTGATTCAGACCAACTCTTTACGCATTCATAGTAATAATTCATATCTGCTTCTTGGTATTTTCCCTTGGAGTATAATCTCATGGCCTTACAAAAGTCATCGAACTCATATATGTGTGAATTTTCAAATAAACATTTCTTATTTTTCTTTTCATTAACATGAGTAGTAATATTATTTTCATTTCCAGCTAGGTTTTCTGTAGGTAAACCTACAGGTTCAGCTAGTGGTTTTATTTCTTCTTTTGGCCTGCCTCCCTTCATGCCGTTCAAACGCCTGCTATCAGTAAATTCCTTGCGTTTTATAATTTCTTCATCCATACGAATGTTGTAATAAAACCCTTGTTCGTCTTGTGTGAATTTTTTAATAACAGGAGAACCTAGAGATAGGCATACGCTAACCATATGGTTTTCCGGTATGTGTCCATTTTGGTGTTGCTCGCATAGTAAACGTATATATTGACCGCGTTCTGCATCAGTAAAATATGCCGTACCGGTTAAGAAGTCAGACGTATAAAATAAAACTGCCGGGTCCTTCATAGTATCAAAATATTATATCCGGTTTATTTACGGATTGTTCTTCACTAACGCAAAATCTTTTAAATGATTGGTACTCTAATTCATCGTATAACTTACATACAAGGCTTGCGGATGACCAATCACAATGTTTGGCTATCGTATGCCATACTTCGTGGCATGATTCACACAATGTAACTAAGTCATCATTTTCATAATCCCACGGATTAGAACCTGGCTTGTATCTTGTATGGTGAACATGAAGTGTGGAATTTTCATCTTGGCATGCCATACATTTAAACCCATCCCTTTGCAATATCTCAAGTCTTTTTTTCTGCCAGCGCGGGTCCTTCAACTTGTCAGTGTATGTCTTTTGGTTTGCCATGGTTATAAAGATAAAGCCGGCAACAAATAAACAACCCCTGAGTGTCCTGCGCTACCACACGCATCCCAGGGGCGTTTACCGTTACCGGCTATCGTTAAGTAAGTTGAATCGTTTATCATTGTGGTAGAATTGGACTATCAAATATAGCAATAATTTCTTTCCCTACAAACTTTCAAGCATTATTTTTACCCGCTGTGCATAATCTTTTATCAGGTATTCAAGCTCAAACCGGGTCCATTTCTTTACGGAATACTTTTGAATTAAGAGTTGATCATGGATTTCCTGACCGAACTTTTCGATTATTCGTTCCCGATATATTTCGTTTGCCCCTTGTTCAAGCCAGTTGCATTTTCGGCACTGTGCATGGCAGTTAAATTCATTGAACCTGGTGGACATATACTGTCTTTTAATGTAATGGCCACAATCCATTTCCTTCCAGTGGTGCGGTGTCCAACAAGTAATACATCTGCAAATACCATTCTTTGAATCCCTGATACGAATAAACTTACTGAATACCGCGTCAAGTTTTTTGATAAGTGTTTTTAGTTCTGACATCACATAAAAGATATAAGTTCGTTTTCAATCTCTCCACTTGTCAGCTTCGTTTCGGTACAAATTATGTCCAGTACAGTTTTATAAACTTGTTCAAATTCCAGTTCGTCCATATTTGAAAAACTGATACTTTCAGGATAGTAAACCTTGCCTTTTTCAGTTACGATAATCTTAAAAAATCCGGCTTGCATTGTTTTGATAATCCTGTATTCGGTATAGTCTTTTATCTTATCCTGATTTGCAAATCCAAGGTTTAAAAGTGCGAAAAACTTCTTGTGAAATTTATAGTTTCGTGGATGGGTAACCTCGAATTTATAATCAGTGTTTTGTCTTAATCTGACAAGTTCAGTTAAATCTGAATCATTAATAGGTTTTAACCTTAGTTCAGGCTTTACTATTTGGGCGTAGAATATCATGGTATCAAATTTACCGGGTTGAACAGAGTGGTTTGTGATGCCTCCAATTTGTACCGCTTGCATCCCGCTTCGAAGTAATCAGGGTCAATCTCTGAGCCGTAAAAATCAAATCCTTCCTTGTGGCATGCGATCCGAAGCGACTGCGATCCCATGTGGGTATCGAGTATCTTATCACCTGGTTTGGCGTAGTTTTGAAGGAGCCATCGGTAAAGTTGAACAGGCTTTTGGGTGGGGTGTATTTTGGCATCCACTACACTACTTTTGCCTTGCAAGTTACCGTAATATCTGTAATCGATACACACAGCAGGTTTTTTAAATGTTGTCCATGCAAGTTCGCCATCTGCAAAATTTGGCACAGGGTTTTGTTTATACCAAAAAATAAAGCATTGTGTAGGTGGTAAATCAAAGTAATTGCCCCCCCCAAATTATGCAATTTTTACTTACTCTAAAAAGTTGCTCAAAATATTCTGCTGTTGGTATTCCTTTGTCCCAGTCTTTTTTGCCTGTTTTCGTGTAGCGTTCTTTTACTTTTATTCCACTACTACCACGCTCGTAATCACTAAAGCCAATCCCATACGGCGGATCTACGCAAGCCAACTCGAAAAACTTATCCGGGAACTGTCTCATGTAGTCCATGCAATCGCCTAAGAATACTTCACTGATCATCTTCTTTCATTATTTCGTTTACAAAATACAGGCGCGGAACGATAATCCCGCAGCCTGTCCGTCGGGTGTGGTTACGGGGTTATTTCAGTGTTATGCTTAAAATTGTTTTACTTGTTTTCGACGGCGGATTCAGCTTTACAACTTCACCTGTTTGTTCATCAATTATCGTAACAGGCTCCTTTAAAGCCTTCAAAAAAGTTTCCCTTTCTTTACATCTTTCGGCGGCAAAAAGTGCATCACTTTTCAGCTTTCCATGTACCGGGTCCTTACATCCGTCATAGTCGTACTTTGTTCCGGCTTCTTTCTCCGTTATCTTTGCGCCGTTATAGTCCAATGTTTTTTGGCCATGCTTTGCGTATTCCTTGCTGGCAGCTTCAACGATTTCGCTATCCTTGTTCAGTATGTCAATGGCATCCTGTGCCGCCCTGAGTTGAATAAGCACGTCGAGAACGTTGTAATCACCTGATAGTACCTCGTCCTTTACCTTCTGAACGAATAAGGCAACCTGTGCCGTATTTGACGGCAACAGGTTGAGTGTGTTGGTTACGGGTTCCATGATCAGAAAGGTAATGGCTGGATACCTTCGGGTAGGTCATTTTCCTCCGGCTCCCCGGATTGCCCAACCGTCTTATGTTCAGGCAGGATCAGTTTTGCATACTCTTCCGATGTTTTGATCTTGTCACGGATAAATTCCGGGAATCCTTCCAGCGCGGTCATGCTGAACTTGTCAGCATAATTAAATTCAAACGATGCGTTTACCTGATCCGGGCATGCCATCCCTTTCGGCATCGTGGCAATCCCGGCAATGTCCTCGTAGTCGTATCCCTTCTTATTCTGCTTGTGGATAATGGACAGCATGCAGGGGATTCCCAGCAGTTTAGTAATGTCAAAGCGTTCGGCTTCAACTTCGGTAAACTGTTTACCCCGCCAGCTTTCAAGCATTTTACGCAGGTTGCTCTTTTCGTTCATAGACAAGGTGAACTCCTTGCTGATAACCATAGGCTGTTCGCCTTTGTCCTCGTGAAATACACGGCATTCAGTAGGTAGCTCCCATGTGATCCGTACCTTGTTCAACCGTTTCGATTCTCCGAGAATCATTTCGGTTACTGTGCCAATGTGGATCATGCTGTAACAGCGGGCCACATAATTACCAGCGGGTATAAGTTCCCGCTTCGTTCCTGAGTTTGTTGCTTCAATCATTGGTTAGTTTATTTATTGGTTTGTACTCTCATCGGTCTCAAAATAATCCCGTACCGTGCGGACCATACGCGTATCTCTCTTTCGGTCGGTACACGTTCGCCCTTTTCGGTTTCCACGTAAGCCCCGGACGTTTGGACATCTTCGGGGGTTGCTTCCTGGTATTTGGGTTGTTCGGTCATATCGTAAAAGTATTACTTGTTTGCGGTATTCGGTTTGTCGTTCGTCAAAAAATAGGGCTGTTCGTCACAATTTTGGCCGTGCATCCTGATTAGTCCAGTATGCCAGCACCCGCCTCATATCCGGCTTGTGATCGCGTATAATGGCACGGGCTGCACGGAGACAGGCGCGGGGGTTAGTTATCTTTTTCATGGTTATATACTTTACAATTTACCCACAGGCACGGCTTATCATTCAGCATACAGTGCCGATCCATACACCGGGACCGTTCGATGCAGTGTTCCCGTTCATCCCGGTACCGCCTGTACAGTTTCCACCGGCGGTATAGAGTGGGGAGGGTGGCGAAGTTTAGGGTTAGTGGGATCATGGGTCAATTATTTCAAACCATTTCATAGCTGTTTCAAACGCAAATTTGCGAAGGTTTGATTTTTCACTCCCATCGTTCGGAAATTCGTTCGGATTGTTCCAGAAATCAGCAATCCATTCACTGACCTTTCTGGTATAGCATCCCATTTTCACAAACTTCTCACCATCTTCGGAAATAAATGGAATAACTACGTACTTATAAAGTCCTGAAAATACAATTGCTTTTCTTATTTTCACTCCGTACAGGTTGGCTTCGCGCAGGTTGGCTTCGTACAGGTCGGCTCCGCGCAGGTCGGCTCCGCCCAGGTTGGCTCCGCGCAGGTTGGCTCCGCTCAGGTTGGCTTTTTCTTTTACGGCGGCAATAGCTGTATCGCGGATATTGTCACCCGCGTCCTCGAACAATACTGCTTGCGTCCATCTATGTTTGATTTGCATGATATTTTCTCCTATGCAGGTAGTATCCCACAAACGAGATTGCTTGTCAAGTGTTTTGCAAAATTGCTTGACAATATTATAACTAGCTGATATAGTTTGGGCAAGGAGAAAATAAGATATGGATAACCGACCAGCAATTACCCCAGGTTTTTGGCAACCGACCAAAAAAGAATTACGCAACATCGCAGAGTTAGACGTTCGCCGCGCCGTTGCGCAGGCTGAAGGAAAGAACGGCGAAACTGTGCGCCGCATGATCGGCATGGTAAAAATGTACAACGCCGCAACAAACGAACCAGACTTTACCCCGGAATATTGGGAGTATCGTTTGGCCGCCGAAATTTTGCAAGACAGCGCTACAAATTGGGCCTGCTCGTTTTTGGACGATATGACCATTCTCGAAACGATGGAAGCCCGCCGGGATGAGATTTGCGAAGCTATCCAGCGGGACGCGCTGACGCTGACGCTGACCGAAGCCAAAGAACTGCTAGGAGAACTGGCAGAGATTACAAATTACTTGGCGCTCTTTGCGGTATTCATCCCACGATAAGGCGCGGAACTTGTCG